CTCGTCTTTAATAGCTTCTAGATCTTCTGGCTTATCTGCGTTAAGGATCTTGTAGGTATAATTAAATGAGTTATCCAGGTATAAGCTACCGAATACGCTTTTATTAATGTCAGTAATCATATCCCTAAGAGCTGGAATCTCCTGCCCTATAGAGTTAGGATAGTATAGGCTTAGGGTAAAGTTACAGTCTGCTTCTGCCTGAGTAAATGAAGCAGTATTAATATCCGTTAATCCTGCGCTAGTAAGCATCCAGTTAACCGCCTGCGCTGGATATCTAACCCAGGTAGAGTTAGATAAACCTAAGCAGCTTACGGTTACTAGAGAGTCGTCATTAATATAATCTGGGCTTCTAAATTGGATCGTACCAGTGTAAGAAGCTAGAGCATTAGTACGTAAAGTTAAGCTAGAAGTATCTACGCTTAGTACTTCGTACCAGTCCGGAGCTGTAACAGTCTTGGCTTTAATCCAGTCTCTAGGCTTAATTAGCGTAGTTAAGTCTACCGTAGTAGAAGAAGTAGTAACGGTAGGAGATCCGCTAGTAAGCGTAAAGCTTAGGTTAGGATTATTAGTCTTAGCTACGTTATACTCTGCTAAAGAGTTAAAAGTTAGGATAGCGTCTGTAGTAGTATTACTGATAGTAAAGTCTCTATTAATTACGTACTGGGTATTACCTACGTAAACTGCCTGTACTGGTAGTTTAGTTACAGTATCCCCTACGATAGGAGTAGTAGCTAAAGCCTGGTTAAGAGTTATTAAGTTACCAGATACTCTAAGTACTAAGTATGAAGCTCCTAGGATAGATACGTAATCTCCTGCCTGGATATCATTAATAGAATCAACTGTAACGCTGGTAGAATTATTAACTACTGTAATATTTACAGAGTACTCTCTTAGCTTATGTCCTGCTATATGCCATAGCCTATTCTTTCCACGATAAGGAATAGCAGGAAGATTAGTAGCATTTACAGCAGTAAAAGTAGCCGTTATCTCATCGTCTAAGAGTAGCGCAGTATCTGAGCTAATAGACCTGATTTTATACTTATATGCAGTAGAGTTAACGGTTAAATTAAGAGTATCTCCTGGGGATAGCTGAGACTTAAAAGAAGTCCCAGTACCAGATACTACGTTATTCTCTACGTCCGCATTACGGGCCTGAGATCCTGAGAAGGTAACTGAGATAGTCCCAGATATAGTTAGCTGAGTATTACTTACTACAGTGTTAACAGTATAAGAGTACTCGGTTAGAGCAGTAATGATCTTAATCTTCTGCCCTGCTGAGATCTGAGTAGTAAATGTAGTGCCTAGTCCGTTAATCGTATTAGTAGTAGCAGTACCTGATACAGTACCAGTCAGTAAGTTAGTATCTGCTGAGCCTGTAATAGTCCCAGTAATAGGGTAGCCGTATAGAGTCTTATCGATCCCTACGGTACGAAGTTTATCCACTCTTCCAAAAATTAGTCTTTTAGGAGTATTAATAACCGAGTTATCAAGCTCTCCGTCTAGACTAGAGAAGCGTCCCCAGGTTAATGGTTGACGTAATTTTGAAAGCTCATCTTTTAGATTGAAAGATACTTGGCTAGGACTAAAAGTCTTATCCGATACGATACCTCTATAGATTAGCTTGGCTTCTGAAGTAGGCAGCTCATCGGACCAGGACCAGAAGCGTACGGTCCCATTCTCCCAGATAAGAGGATCGAATAGGTTATCGAAGTATCCATCATTATTCTCTAGAGCTATCGAGCTATTAGTCTCTAGTGCGATACCAGTCTGCTCGAAGTCTAACTCTAGCTTAAGATTACCTATAGACTTGATCCTAGAGTCATAGTGGACAGTCTCCCCAGTAGTAATACTATGAGGCAGATCTACTGGAATATTAGAAAAGAAAAATTTATAAGTAACGTAGATGCTATTAAGTTTAGGATCTGAGTTATCGGAAAGCCTTACGTATAATACTCCCTCATTAGGAGAGTAGTAAAACTGCCCAGCAGTTAGAGCATTAGAAGAAGCTTCTGTTAAGTACGTACCGTTTACCTTAACTTCTGTTACGAAGTGGTTAACTGGCTTAGAGTAGATAGATCCAGAATAAACGCTAAATAACTTAAGCTTTTCTCTAGCTTCTAAATGCGCTAATACGATCTTCTTAGATCTTGTCTTTTTAGCGAAGTCTACGTAGCTCATTACTTACCTTCTTCAAAAGCTAGCTCTGTATTCCAGTAATTACCTACCACGAAGCTTAGCGTAGGATCATCTTTTAGGTAGTAGTATCCATTAATTCTATCGTTATCGGTAGTAATATTACCCTGCGGAAAGATCATCCAGATAGGCAAGGTAAAAGAGCAGTAGTCTAGCATAGATAATAATGGCGCTACTTCTTCCTTAGTCATAGTAGAGATAGATCCGCTAATCTCTTTCTGAGTATTAATTAGATCGATAAAGCGTTGACCTAATCTATTCTTAGTAACTGTAGAGTTATTATTTTGCTTATACTTAATCGGGTACTCGAAAGTAAGATCACCTATAGAAGCGTACTGTCCTAGGAATATCTTACTAACCTCGCAGTAACCTAACGAGCTAGTTAATACGATACGAGCGTAGCGGTAAGTCTGGTTATCGTTAAAGATATAGTAACCGATACCATGAGTAGTATCTAAAGTAATAACCTGAGTGACTGCTGGAGAAGTCCAGACGTTAGTAGAATTAAGCTGGAGAGTAACTGTAGTAACTCCGAAAGAAGTTCCATTATGAACGATAGAGAAAGCGTTGATAGCTTTAGCTGAGCCTAAGTCTATTACGATATTATCTGAGTTAGTAGTAGATCGATAGACCTTGGATCTACGATCGTCTACCAGGTTAGCTACTGGGTACTGAGCGCTTACAGTAGAAGGAGTAAGCGTAGCAGACTTAATTAAGTTATCGTATAAAAAATATTGATTAGCCATTATGCGAATACCTCGAAGCCGTTTTTCTGCTCATCTCTGATTAGACGAGCTATCTCCCTACCGTTGGCCTGTACGATAATAGGGATATTACGTATCTCAGCTATAATAGCTCCTATATCTGAGCCGTTACCTGCGCTTCTAGTACCATTGGCTATACCGAAAAGCTCAGTCTGCTGGTTTTTATTAAGTATCATCTCGCCTGAATTTACTAAAGCAGGTACTTTATCTCCACTCGTAGAGTATCCAGACACGATACCACCTGTAGCGAATTTAGCCCCAGCGATTTTAGCTACGTTAGCTAGACCTGCTGCTACGATAGAAGCCGCTACTGCTGGACCTAAGAAAGCTGGGCGAGTATCTTCTAAAGCATGAGTAGCTGCTGTATAGGTAGAGATCGTAGCAGAGGCGATAGATAAACCTTTCTGCGCTATTGATCCTTCTTTAGTTAGAGCTAGTCCAGCATTAATAAAGTTACTTGCTATAGCTAAGCGAGTATCTGCCTCCTGCCTCTGCATCTTAGTGAGATCTTTCTCTAGATCGATCTTGTTTTTATTAGCTACCTTCTGCCTATCATAGTCTGCTTTATCATTAGCAGCTTCAATAGCAGATTTTTTTAATCCTGCGTCTGTTATTAATTGAGCCTTAGCTAACTCTGCCTGCTGTACAGCATCTATCTTAGCTTGCTCGTATGCTAGAAGATTTTCATACTCTAGTGTTCTCTCGTCCTGGGTTAACTTATCGTTAGATAGAGCTAGCTGGCTCATATATATATTAAAGTCCTGCTGCTGCTGGGCTATCTGCTGGTTAACTGCTTCCTTATCTGAGATTAATTTAGCTGCTGCTGCCTTCTCTGCTTCAGATTGGACTGTAGATCCTCCTCCAGTAGGAGCTGAAGGTATAGCTGCGTTAGCTGCTGAAGCATTACTAATCTGAGAAAATAATTTAGCCTGCTCTGCCTGTAAATTCTTTACAGTCTTAGTAGCCTCATCCCCTAATCCTATGAACTTTTCAAAGAAGTTGGGGCTTTCATTTAATTGTTTTTCTTGCTTCTGAGCTATCTCGATCTGAGTAGTTAGTAGAGCGTATCTTTCTGATAATCTATCTATGCTTCCAGAAGTTTCTTGTAGAGTACCATTGTTCCTAGCTGACTCTTCTTTAGCAGATACGATTAGCTGGGTAAATCCTTGGAATATTCCAGATACGAAACCAATAGAGTTTTTAACTGTATCAGATCCAGTGACTAGAGATCCTAGCTCCTCCTGAAGATCAGATATAGCATTTTTTAGTGACTCGGTTTTTCCCTGGAAAGAATTAAGTTCGTTAGCTGCTGCTCCAGCGAATTTAGAGTTAACTACGTCAATAGCTGCCCCAGTCTTTAACTGCTCTGCTGTAAGGCTTCTTAGAGCTGGGATCTGCTCATTAAGCTTACCTGCCGTACCGTCTAGAGTCTTAGCTAGTTTACTTACGTTCTCTTCTAGAGATCCTCCGAAAGTAGACGTTAGGTTAGCTGCTGCCTGTACTAGATTTTTAGCCTGCTCATTAGTAGTACCGAAAGACTTAGCTATAGCTATCTGAGCCAGTACTACCTCGTCACCATATACAGAGTTTTTTTGAAGTTCACTAGAGAAGTTAGAAAAGTCTTCTATAGCCTGCTTAGAATAGGATCCAGTAGCTCTTAACGCCTGCCCTAATCTGTTTAGGGCGTTTTCTTGTTCATTAGCTGCTGTAATAGTCCCAGCTATGCCAGAGATAATAGAAGACGATACACCTCTAAAAGCATCCGATAATACGTTAGCTACTAGATTACCTTTAACGATATCTTTAAAAGTATCGCTAAAAGCTCCAGATACAGCATTAGCCGTTTTAGTAGCTTCTGTCCTAATAGGTGCGAAGCTTCCTACTACGTTAGCACTAAACTTAACTGCCGCCTTATCTGCGCTATTAAGCGCTTTAATTAATTCGTCCGTACCTGCGCTAATTTCTATTTTTATTTGATTGTCGGCCATGTTTCTTCGCCTCTGCTGCCTGCTTTTTAAGACGATCTATATCATCTTCTAAGCGTAAGGAGTTAAGTAGATTAAGAAGCTCTATAAGCTTCGCTGGCTGCTCTAATAGCCCTCCGCTATATGGTAACAGTCCATTCTCTAAATGCCTAGCATGGTTAGCTAACTCTGCTACGTAGCCAGAGTAATAGTTAGAAGGGCATTTATAAAATAGTAATCTGTCCTTATACTTAGCTACTGGAGTAGCTATAGGCTTACTGCATCCCTTCATACTGAAGCGCCTAGCTTCTGGGTACTTAGGCTTACATAGATAGCAACTAAAATTTACGTTATTTAGAGCGTAATGAGTAGCTACTATCTCTACTTGATCGGACCAGGTTAGCGTAGATTGCCAAGTTATCTCGCTTATTAAGTAATCTAGTAGACTACTCGGATCTACTTTCCCAGATCGATAGCCTTGCCATTAACCATGATATCTACTCCCTCATACTGTTTAGGAGTACCAGACGTAGAGATATAGCTAATAGGAGCTAGAAAAGGAGTCTTAACTAGGACGTTAATAGCTGTACTTACGTCATCATCCGATAGCTCGCCATTAATAGCTTTAACCTGTACTGGGTTATTATCGTAGTCAGTAAGCCCTCTAAGCTCTTTAACTGCGTACTTAATCATTAGAGAAGTCTGCTTAGTAACGTCTACGATGTTATTACCTGCTTCTACCCTAGTCGTATTAGCGATCTCAATAGATCGATCATATCTTAGAGGAGAGAAGTCTACCTCTAGCTCATTATGCTTTAACGTAATAATGTCATTAGTCCTAAGTACTTTCATAGTGTGTTATCTCCTGTATTAATTCATAGATAGATCGTACTAGGTAAGGCTTAAAAAAGAAAGCCCAGCTTATGCCAGGCTCCCCACTTCGTACGTAACACACACTAAATTAAACGCACTCGGTAATAATTAGATAAAGCTCATAAACATAGTATCGTTCCCAGCGCTTACGTAAGCCTGGAATTCTAGATCATCCGTTAATACTCCGTCCTGATCTCCGTTAGCGATAGCTGTAAGAGCTACCTGAGGAAGCCAAATAGCTGAAGAGTTTTTAATCTCTCCTGCTCCTGCGCCTGGATTAGAGATATGGATAAATAGTGAAACTGGAGTACCGTCATTATATTTAGTAAAGCGATCTACTGCATCCGTCTTCATATAAGGATTAATCTTACCAGATACTAAGAAATTAGTATTTCTGTTACCGATTTTACCTTGAGCAGAGCATGGGCTAAGTACGTCTACTAGAGTATTACCCATAGTTAGACCGAATTCTACATAGTCTACCTCGATACCATCGATATAAGCGCAAGCTTCTAGAGCTACAGGAGGCTGAGGCTCAGCAGAGAAATCAGGCACTAGAC